GACTGACGGCCTTGATATACCGTCGAGCACGGCGGCTGCTGCACTTGACGAAGCCCTTACCGCAGCCACCGCTGTCAGCCCGCAAATCGGCCAATACGCTGTCGTGAACCCGTCTGGCGACGCCGGCCAAACGCTGCAAGCCGTAGTCGACTACACCGGCACTGCTGGCGCGCTACTGACAAAAATAGAGCACAGCAATGGCGGCGACGTGTACGTTCGGCACGGGCTACCGATCAATGGCACAAAACCGTACAACTCGGTCACGTTCCGCAGCCGAGGACAGCTCCCGGTCAGCGAAGCCGTCACCGGCGTGAACGAGCTCACCGCCCTGAACCTGTGGGACGCCCGCCTTGCAACGTCCGGCACCGAACCGCACTACTTCGCAAGTATTGACTTCGCATCTGGTTCGACGACCTCATACTCACAGGCGTCGTTTACCAGTATCGGCGGCACCGAGCAAACAACCAGCGCAAACATTGACCAGTTCGGGGCTCGCAGCATCAACCGAACCGGGCTGCTCTGTTTGGACGACGCGCAAACACTGGCGGTAGCGCAGTCGTTCCTGGCGCAGTACGGCACCGACGGCGCACCGCCGCTAAACGTGCGGGACATCAAAATGCAGCCGATCACAACCGGCACCAACGATTCGTGGCAACTCGTCAAGTACAGCGTCGGCGACACCTGCACGATTCAGCTTCGCCCCGAGGGCTCAACCGCCACCCTCGACTTCACTGGTGTCGTTTCGGGTATCAAATGGGCGATCTCGCCGCAGTCAGCGCAGCTCACTGTGCAGCTCGAGGACGGCGTGCAACTGATCGGATTCATCCTCGATTCAACCGATTACGGTGTGCTCGACACCGATACGTTAGGATTCTGACATGGCAGGCGCAGGCTTTCGCACGTTCGTAGCTGGTGAGGTTCTGACCGCAGCGCAGGTCAACACGTACCTGATGGAGCAGGCCGTGATGACATTCGCCGATGCGACGGCACGAGACGCGGCGGTCACGTCACCAACCGAAGGCATGGTCGCCTTCCTGAAAGACACGAACAACCTCGTCGCATATGACGGTTCGGCGTGGACGAATGTCGTGCAAAAGGAAACGGTGCTGTTTACTGCGTCGGGCACATTCACCAAAGCGAACTACCCGTGGGCCCGGTACGCGACCATCACCTGTGTCGGACCAGGCGGCGCATCGGGCGGTGCCGAAGCCTCAACTGCGCAAGGCGAAGCCTCAACAGCTTCGGGAGGCGGTGCAGGCGGCGTTTCAATCAAATACGCCACAGTTGCATCTCTCGGCGCATCGGAAACCGTCACGGTCGGCACTGGCGGCGTTGGTGTGAGTGGAGCCGACGGCGGCAACGGTTCCGGTGACACGTCGTTTGGCACAATCTGCATTGCAAAACCCGGTTTCGGCGGCGAAACAATCGCAAACGCTATCGACGCAACCGTCTACGTTCAAGAAGGTGGAGGTGGCGGCCTTGCTGGCACCGGCGACATCGTGATCGGCGGCGACCAAGGCGGCAGCGCTACAGTTTACGACACCACGCACTCCACGCTCGGGACGTATAAAGGATTCGAGTCAGGCCGAGGCGGTTCCACAATGTTCGGCGAAAGTAGCGGCAACGCTGCAAACAACATTGGTACTGCTAACGGAGGTGGCGGTTCTGGGATCGGATACGGGCAAGGCGGTACTGCGCCATTCAACCAAGGGGTCGGCAGCGCACTAGCAGGTTCCAATGGTGCCGACGGCCTCGTCATCGTCGAACTGTATAGCTAAGGACTAACATGGCTGACCCGATCACCTTCACCGCAGACCACGACCATGACGGCATCACCGACGCCGAAATCGAGCTACGAATGCGGAACTATCGCACCAAGCTGCTTGCTGCGTGCGACTGGACACAGCTCGTGGACGCTGTCGTAGCCGATCAGGCTGCGTGGGCGACGTACCGTCAGGCGCTGCGAGACGCCCCAGAGTCGTGGGCCGTGCCTACGTGGACGCCACCCGACCCACCAGCGTAGGAGAAAACCATGCTTCAACGAATGAAGGACTACCCGGCTCGCTTGCAGGCCGTTGTCGTGGCCGCTGTCGCGTTTGCGTCGTCTTTCGGGGCCGATATCAGTGCCGAAGGCACAGCGGCCGTAGCGACGCTGTCAGCGGCTCTCATCGCCCTGTTCCTCGAAGGCCCGAAGCGTTCGTCGTGATCCGGTTCGAGGATTGGACGCTGCACGGCGTTTGGGGCTCGCCGCCTCGGTTCCGTGGCCCAGCAGAAGCTGTGGTCGTGCATCATTCGGTCACGCGCTTGACCGGCGACGCGATCGCCGACGCCCGCACTGTCGAGAATGTCATCTACAAGCGTGGCGGCTTCTCAATGATCGCCTACTCCTACTTGAGCCATCCTGACGGCACCATCCTCGAGGGCCGCAGCTCTGACTACCGCAACGGAGCTAACCGCAACGACAAAGGCGGCCGTTTCGCCAACTCGAACACGATCAGCGTGTGCTGCATCGGCGACTACCGCACCGACCGCATCACGCAGCCGCAGCAGCAGTCGTTCGCTCAGCTCATGTCTGACCTGCGTCGCGACGGCATTATCACCGTCGACGCTGAGCTCCTGGCGCACCGTGACCTCGCCTACACGCAATGCCCGGCAGGCGCATACGAGCAGCTGCTGACCGAACCGCAACCCGAGATCGACATCGCCGCTGTGCTGCGCTACCTGCACTACCTCAGCGAGCAGGTAGCTGCTCGGCCGTTGTCGCGAACGAAACGCTCAACCGGCGACGCCGTCAAAGTTGTGCAGCAACGCCTCGAAGCGACGGGTCACAACCCTGGCCCGATCGACGGCATCTTCGGACCGAAAACCGCTGCGGCAGTTGAATCGTTCCAGCGAGCATCCAGGCTCACTGTGGATGGCATCGTCGGACCGGCGACCTGGGCAGCGTTGCTCTCGTAATTACGCAGAATGTGGCAAACTGAGCACCATGGAAGCGAAACTGGCGCATCTCGAGGCCCGTGTAAACGGCCACGACGAGGACATCAAGCGTTTGATCGCGAACGATGACCGCTTGTTTGACCGTCTCGACCGCCAGTATCAGTGGACCCTCGGGCTGCTGGTCGCAATCCTGATCGCCGTGATCTCGACGCTTGTGGGCGTTCTGCTGTAGGAGCAACGTATGACTGCACTGGCCGGCAAACTCAACATCGTGATCGACCAGGGCGCGACGTATTCGCAGGCGATCACCTGGAACGACAGCAACGGCGCTATCAACAACACCGGCTTTACGGCGCGTATGCAGGTACGCGCCACGGTCCCCTCAGCATCGACCGTGGTGAGCTTGACCGACGGCTCTGGTATCACCCTCGGCGGCGCTGACGGCATCATCACTGTGGCGCTCACAGCAACCGAAACTGCGGCGATCACTGAAGGCAAATACGTGTACGACCTCGAGCTCGTGAACGGTTCCGACGTGTACCGGGTTGTGATGGGCACGTTCACTGTGCGGGGCGAGGTCACCCGGTGACCACTAACACGGTCGACCCAGCGCAGCCGACCGCCTCGACTGTCGTGGTGGCCGCTGACGGTTCGGTGACGGTGACGCAGGTGTCGAACGCCACAACGGTGACGTATCCCGGCGTGTTCTCGACGCCGTTTTCGCCGCTTGATCTGTCACCGACGCTATGGGTCGACGCATCCGACGAGACAACGATCACCGAATCCGGCGGGGCCGTGTCGCAGTGGGACGACAAGTCGGGCAACAGCAATAATTTGACGCAGGGCACGGCTTCGTTGCAGCCCACGACAGGCACGGACACGATCAACGGCTTGAACGTCCTCCATTACGACAACGATGCGATGCTGTCACCGACCATCGCTTTTACGGGGTTGACGATGATCGCTGTGTTCCGGCATTCGTCTCAAAACTTCATTTTGTTGGGTACAAATCAGAACCTCACCTACGCAGGCGTTGGCCAATCTGGTAGCTCAATCACAACATTGACCGGAAATATGGGCACGATGTCGCTTCGGTTTGATGGGACACCGTTTTCTGGGACGACTCGCGGCGACATTTACGATGAACTTGCTTCGTCTACAAAAGTTGTGACGGTGGAGCT